CTCGAATTCTGGAAACGCACTTCTTCCCCAGTCTCTGGTGAAGGTTGCGACCAAAGATTTAGCTATCGGCAGCGTAGTCGAAGCTCTCTCTGGAACCGGCACAGTCAAGTTCCAGTTGTTGTCCACCTTGAACGCTGTGGCTCGCTAACCTCTTTCATTAAGGAGAATGAACATGAAGAGTTTAGGTCTTAAACTGAAGGAGTTTGGCAAGCAGAACGGTGTTGCCAAAACTCGTGAATATCTTTCCGAGGCAATCGCCAAGGGCGATATTCAACCCAACAGGCTTTCCATTCGTGGTCTGGCCGAAGGCATCATTGGCGAACAATGGGCCGAAACCATGCATCGCTTCAATGGCCCAGAACGAATGTTCATGGAATCCACCGAAGCGGTTGATGCGTCAAATTTCGCAGCAATCACCGGCCAGATTCTGATCACCACCGTCAAGGAAAAGTTCAAGCTGGCCAACTTCATTGGCGACAGCCTTGTAAACACCATTCCTGCCGGTCAGAACCTGAGTCAGGAACTGATTCCTTGGCTGTCCGACACTACCAGCGGTTCTGAAACCGTTGAACAGGGTATGCCTTATCCTGAAACTCGATTTGTTGGTAACTACATCAAGTTGCCAGCGATTGAGAAGGTAGGTCGCATCTGTGCAGTAACCGCCGAAATGATTTACGCTGACAAGACCTCACAGGCTCTTGCATCCGCTGAATCGGTTGGCACCTACTGCGGTCTGGCCAAGGAAGAACGCATTCTGAAGACCGTCATGGGCATCAGTGGTAGCTATGTCTATGGCAAGGCTTCAGGTGGCGAAGTTTCCCTGTCCACCTACAGTGCTTCGGGCGGTCAGTCTGGCCTTGACTATGGTTTCATCAACCAAGTTGACAGCTATGCACTGTCCAACTGGGCATCCATCAACACCCTAGAACAATTGTTCTATAACATGAAAGACCCAAATACTGGCAAACCAATCCAGATATTTGAGCCGGGTGGAATGCAGATGCTGGTAATGCCATTCCAGAAGTACGCTGCTTCTAGAATTCTCAATCCCGCAACCACCACCAAGAATGGCCCCTACGCCACCTCTGGTGATGTTGAACAGTTGGAAAGTCCAAATCCTCTGGACAACAATTACGGACTCATGACTTCTGCTCATGCCCGTGCATTGTTGATCTCCAGTGGTGTAACAGCTTCCACCGCTGACAAGTATGTATGGCTCGGCAACTTCAAGAAGGCTTTCGTATGGCGTGAAGCCAAGCCTCTGGAAGTTGTTCAGGCTCCAGCCAACAACTGGGCAGAATTCAACCAAGACATCGCTGTTGCGATCAAGGCTTCTTGGTGGGGTGCTGCCGGTGTTATGGATCCACGATTCGTTGTTCGTGGCGTTCCTGCTTAATAACCACAAACGCCGGGGTGGGATTTTCCCACCTCGGCATTTTTAACCCAAGGTGACTATGCCAACACCAGCAGAAAACCTGATCACGATTCGGGACAACTACATCAACGCATTAGTTGCCGACTCCGCAAACCCTCAACCTTCCTATAGCTGGGAGGGCGTTGCCGTTTCGAGAACGGAATGGAGACAGCAGACACTGCAACATATCACACAGGTGAACAAGCTGTTGACCTATGTTGCCCCACAGGAATTCAGAACCCAGTTCATGTAATGCCAACTATTGATCTATCACAGAACTACCAGATCATGGATAACCCAGAAACCGCCGTTCTGGTCAATCCGGGTGGTTCACAGGTGTCCACAAACTATGCCTTCCGAAGGCAGGGAACACTGGCTTACATGGATCAGAATGGAGTCGCCAAACTGGAAACGATTACCAGGTGGCTGATATTCAAGACGAATGTGCATCCATGGGTTCCAGAGATTAACTGCAAGATTACATCCGGTGGTGAAGAGTTCTATGTGAACTCCATCGATGCGGTGGCGATGGATAGTTATTATGTCCTTCAGTCCTCGAAGGTGATGTAATGGCAAACAAGCCAAAACTAATCCAGAGAAACAGGCCAACGGTGGCAGAACAGTCACCGTATGGTTCGTCACCGAATGATGACCGATGGACAGTAATCATCGATGGGGTTGCCAGTTCCCTTACTGCTGCCGGATTCACCGTCTACAAGCGAAAGACGGCGATGATCACGGAATCCGATGTGTTTCCATCCGTCATTGTTTCTCCATCGGAAGAAGGAGAAATCACGGGTCAAATGGCCCTTGATGGATGGACGGAATTCAAGTACATGGTGAAGGTCTACTACATCCAAAAGTACAACCGTGACCTGACTTATGAGTCCCAATTGACTCGTTATGATATTCGAAAAGCGATCTATAAACTGGCTAATGTTTCTGGTATGCTCAGTCCTACGAGCGTGGATGTGAGGGGAATTCCTCCGTTCAATGTGGACAATCCAGTCTCGACTTGGAAAGTCACTGGATTCCGACTCACTTATGGCTTTTTTGAACAAGGAGATATCTAATGCCTCGATCATCCGGCCCATTCATAACAGGCAAGGTTGGTTTTATCGGAATCGTGGACATGGGTGGTGCTGCACCAACCGTTTCCCTTCCAGCCACCAACATTACCATTTCCGCTAAAGCCGATGTACCTGATGTCAGCAATGTGGACTCAGGTGGTTTCGTGGAAACCGTTGTTGGTGTTCGCTCCGCTGAAATCAGTTGCGATGTGTCTTATGATCCAGCCCAGTTCAGCGGTTTCTATGCTGGACAAAAGGTCGATGTGTACATTGCACCCACCGGAAACAATCCCGCTGGTGCAGGATCGGAATATCCAACCTCATCGCTTTCCTTCATCTTCCCATACGGAACGATCACCAATGTGAGCTATAATGTTGCCGTCAAGGATGCCCAGAAGGTCTCCCTGACCATCAAGTCCAATGGTGCTTACCAATTCATGTCCACGCCTTCTTAAGGAGATAGCAATGGCTTATTTAGCAGGAAAGTTAGGCAGCATTGGCATCAACGGAACAGCCGTCCCTGCCAGCGATTTTACCGTCACAACTACCTCGGATACTCCAGACACCACCAATTTTTTTGATGGTGGGTTCGAGTCCCATGCCGTTGGTATGTGGAGTGGTGAGATCAGTTTCAATGTCATGTTTGCCGGAGTGGCTTATCCGGACGAAGGGGACATCATTACCGTCAACATCCTTGCCTATACTGGTGGCCCTTCGGTGACATTTGCCAATTGCAGGATCACATCATTGGAATGGACTAATGATGCAAAGGATGTCCAGAAACTGAAAATCACCGTTCAGACCTCTGGAGCATTTTCGTTTACGGTTTAAGAAAGAAAAGAGGAAGCAATGTCCAATGGCGTTTCCGAATTGCTCAATGTTCCTGGCGAAGGTTCATTGAGCATTCAGTTCAATGGCAAGACCTACACTGCTGGATTGATTACCCAGAAGGTGAAGGCTGACTTTGAAAAACGAATGGAAAAGAAGGCACTCGATGCCATCTTCAGGGTCAAGGAACACCTTGATCCTGTGGAATTTCGTGAGGCGATCTCTGGTGTGACCAGAGATATCGCAGCGGGTGTGTACTCTTTTGGAAGCGAAAGAAGCATTCAGTCTCTTTCCACTCCCTCTGGAACCTGTGCCTTTGCCTCCATCCTGTTCAATGTTCCGGAATCGGAAATTGAACAACTAGTCATGTCAAAGCCTGACGAATTCAAGATCGTCATGGATTTGGTCAGGGAGAAATCCTACCCAAACGCACTGAAGGCGAGTCAGGTTCAGCCATAAGGCATAATGACCCGATAGACCCGCCGGAATTGCGAAACTTTTACGCCAATCTCATGGACAAGCCGTATCTGCTTCGTCCATGGGAAATTGAGCGTTTAACCGACAAACAAATCATTGAACTTTACTACCGAAAAAGGGACAATAAGG